TGCCCACCGATGGTGGTACCTTGTTGATTGAATCCTTCCAATCTCTGGCGTTCGGTGTCGGCCACATCTCCACGGCTGCCGTCAAGTTGTGTTGCACGGCTGCCTTCACTCCCTTTCTCTTGATCAGAGTATCTAGTTTCTCTTGACCTGAAGCTTTCGGTGTTGGCCACATCCATTTCTTCATTCGTGGTGGACGTAGTGTTGTGCCGTTCATCATCGCTTGTGCTTCTTCCTCCGTCAGTTCCCCTGCTTCGACTTTCTTTCGCATAATCATCGTCTGACCCTCCGATGCGTGTCCGTACCCCTTTGTTGTCGGTGTCGGCCACATTGTTTCTTTCTCCGCTATAAATGTCCCCAGAGTATGTGCTCTCGTTCCCTTTTGAACTGACGGCGGAACTGTGTATCCGTCTTTCCAATCCCTTGCTCTCGGTGTTGGGTACATCTCGCTTATCTTCTTTCCCCTCTGCCTTATCCCCTCCGCTATCAATACTTCTTCCTCTAATACTTTCCCCCCTTTGCCATTCGGTCTGCTCCCCCCTCCTGTTCTCGGTGTCGGCCACAAAGTCGAAGATGTCTGTTTGTACATATCCATTGTCTTGTTGTCCACTTGCTCCCTCAAGTTCGCTGGCTTTGTTCTGCCCTTGCGGTGACCCTCCATTAACTTGTTCGTTCCCTCCTCTGAACGGGGTGGCAGATGATCCATCGTGTTCGGAGTAGCCCACAATCCAGCATCGCATTCGTCTATGTTTTGCATCGACGGCTGCAGCTGGAATAAGATATGGTATGGCTTTATACCCAATACTTTCCAAGTCAACGAGACTTCTTGTGAGACCCATTGGCATTGTAACAAAACCTGACACATTTTCGCCAATGATCCATCTAGGCCGTATGTCTTTAATAATCCTAACCATTTCGTGCCAGAGATCTCTGTCATCTTCGCTACCTCTTTGAGATCCTGCAACTGACCAGGGTTGACAAGGGAATCCTCCAACAACAATGTCTGCATCTTTGTATTCTTTTCCATTAAAACTCCTTATATCACTATATATTGGTACATCTGACCAGTGTTTACGCAAGACTTTTTGACAATATTCATCTCTTTCAACAAAAGCCACTGTCTCAAAGCCACCTACTATTTGTTCTGCAGCATAACTAAAACCACCTATGCCACTAAATAAATCTACTATTTTATACATTGTCCCTCGCTGTTGTAGCCTCGTATTCACCTCTACTCATTGCACCATCTATTGTTCCAAGCCATTTTCTTCCACCACTTGTGCTAAATGAATACTTTGCAAGTCTACCCTCTTGTATAAGATCTCTGACAAGACCATCAATCATTCTTTGTGTGCAGTTGTTTAATACTGTTGGTGCATCTGTATCAGCCGACATTCTTTGCAATATTGCATCTGCACCTGATTGCTGTGTCATAGCTCTGCCTTCTCTCTCACAGTCTGAAATCCAATTAAATAAAGCAGTCTTTTTAATTTCTTTATTTGAACCAGTGTGTAATCTTGATATGTCATCACTCTTATCAACAAGCAATCCACTATATTCATCTCTAATAAAATGCCTAATATTTCTGTTCGCAGGTCCATTAGACTTTACCACTGCTCCATCAAAACATTTATTTCTTTTATAATCTATGCCTAAATCTTGACATCTTCTACGACCAGTAGCCTCATCTACTTGCCATAGTGCAAAAGCACAACGAACACCATCAACTAATGCTGATGTACCTCTAATCATGTTTCTTGCTTGTTCTGGAGTATTTACAACTAAATCTTCTTTTATCTTGGTCATGTGATGACACATAATAACTGACGCACCAGTTTCTGTTGCAATCTGCGCTAACAATCCAGTTAAGGCGGCACCCGCCGCGGGGTCTGAATTTACATCTGCATGAACAAATGAAGCCAAAGGATCAAATACAATTAATTTAAGATTCTTCATGTGAAGTATTTGTTCATATATTTTATCAAACTCATCACTTGTTCTGTAACCATCATGTGTTTCTTGCAATATAGGAAACACTCCACCCACATTAGGTAAACTAACTATTCGTAATTCATGCTCGTAATTTAATCTGTTGTTATCAATATCAAGTCTGTCTATTCTTCTGTGCATTTCTGCCTCATCATCTTCAGCCGTAAATATTATAGAATTTCCAAACTCACTTATCATGCCACCAAAAGAGTCTTGCATCGCTTGTCCACTTGATACTTTCATGGCTAAATCTAATGTCATCATACCTTTACCACTATCACCTGCCGCAGAAAATATGATTGGCACAGCAAGAGGTAAAGTGTTTGCAATTAAAAATTTCTGTTCTGGTGCTTGACCAACAAATCTACTAATTAACAAACTCTCATCAAGTAAGTTAATATTCTTTTTAACTTGTTTTACATTTGTATTGAGAAACTCATTTATGTTAAATTGTTCGGCTACTGCGTCTACAACATCCCATCTCTCTGGTTTTCCTCTTGGTGGTGTTAATGTCGTAACTGATTTTACACCTGCATTAAGTGCGAGTTCTTGGACAAGCTCTGCCACCTTACGACCTGCCGTATCGTTATCTGGCCAAATTACGAGTTCTTTTTCATGTAAAGGTGAAAAATCAAATAAGTTTGCAGACTTCCTTGATAACATACCCGCACCACCCATAGTGCAAGTCGCTGTATAACCTAGTTCATTTAATACATCAGCACACTTTTCGCCCTCAACCCAAATGATTTTATCAGAAGCGATGATGTTAGGTATGTTATATAAAGGGCGAACATCTGGCATTCTTGGATAATTACTTCCACCAGTGAATTGTCTAAATTCTTTTTTGGGCTTACCATGACCATCTAATATAGGATTACCATCGTTATCTTTGGTGTTATATCTTCTAACCAAACATAATAATTCACTTTGTGCATTTAAGTATTTATGTTCGCTATCAAACGGAGTGTTGATATTAATATGTTTAGTTTCAGGTGCAATAATAGAACTTATTGTTTCAACATCTTTTGATTTTCCTTCTTCAAGATATGATGCAAACAATTCTTTTACCTCTGGCAATCTCATATTTCTACCTTCCATCAAAATTTTAACAATACCTCCTACACCATCTGCACCATTAAAATCTTGTCCTTTCATAAAGTATGGCGATCTTGGATTAATGTCTATTTTTAAAGACTTACCAGATTCACCATGTAAAGAACCAATAGTAAATTGATCTCCTCTGATTACACCATTTGGATAGGTTTCACGCAATAAATCTATTTGAACTTGTGCGGGAACTTTCTCGCTTATTAATTCCACAAGCTCTTTAGAATCTAATGTTTGTTTGTTATTGCCAAACCTTATTATGTTCATTACGATCTCCAATGATGGCGATACTTTGCTACCTTCTGTATCGCCATCGTTAATTATTCCAACAAGTGTTTGAGAATTGACAAAACCTACAGTCATATACATCTCTATTCTGTGCAATTCTTGGCAACATTTCATCTTGTTTAGATGCTTTCAATATTTCCACTGCTCTATCACTGGCATATTGTGCTAAATCTTGATTGAACGGAACAAGCTCATAAAATATCTCACTTGTGTTTTTATTTATAACTGTAAATAAACAAGGATTATCTGTTAATTCCATATATGCCTGATACAATGCCACTTGAACTTCGTATGTATGATTGGCTTTTATGCCTTTTATTTTAAAATCTCTAAACTTTTTTTCATTAGCAGATTTACATTCCCACAACATTGGATACTCAATATCTAATGGTCCACCACATATAACACCATCTATATGCCCTTTTATTTCATCATCTGCTATTGAAAATCCAAACTGACCACCATTAAAATCTATTGTTCTTAAATCAAAACCAGCATTTCTTATCCAACCTGCCATGCTATTCTCTAATTCATGTCCAAGTTGGAATACTCTTAAAGTTCTTGCATCAAAAGATTTGCCCTCATCTGGTTCTTGACCTTTATAAATATATTGTATTTTTCTTGCACACTTATCACCTAACATAGATCCACCTAAATAACGTCTTTTGGGTTCAGACTTATTTTTATCTACAATAGTTTTATTAATTACATCTTCAAAATGGCAAATCTTCATCTCGGATTGTTTCTTCCTCTTTTTCGTGGACATATTTAAGAAGTAATTTATCGAGGTATTGTTTTGTGTATTGTTCATCTTCTTTTATCCTTTTTGAAAATTGCATTATTAAAACAGTTGAAGTTATTTCCTCTTCTGTTAACTCACTTAATTTTTTATTCCAACCAAACTTACTAAATAGTTTAGTCAAATTTTTTAATGAATCGTCCCCGATGATGACTTTATCCAATTTATCTCTCCTATTTCTTCATTACTATAAAATTCTGCTGTGAATACTTCTAAACCATCAAAGTAAGCCACTATTAAACCACCCATAAGTTCACATTTCATTTTTTTAACTGTTTCTTTCATCACATCAACAACATTGCCAAATACTTGTTCTGGAGTATCGCTAAACATAAATGGAACAAACATTTTAATGTGCCTTGTATCTTCTACACCAGCTTTGTTTTCTACATATACAGTGTAATTAACCTCCATTCTTGCCATCTTTTGCCTCCACTGCTAGAGCCGCATATCCAATAATATCAATCATATTATCTTCAACTTTTGGATTTTGACTGTTTCTAATTTGTTTAATACCAATCATACATCGGTATATATCATTAATATCTAAATCCTCTTTTAGTTTTTTTCTTAATAAAATGCTCCACATTTTAGCTATACTTGTATGTGTGTCATAAGCATCTCCATGAGTTTTTGCTCTTGGACCATTTATAAGTAAATCTGCCTTTTTTAACGCTTCACTACGCTGCATTATTATCTCCCTCATAGTAATTTAAAACTTTGCTATCAATATCTCTTTTGTTCCATAAATAATTTAACCAACAAGCAGCTTTATACTTATTCCAACTAAAATCCATAGGTCTAATAAACTGACCTAATTGAGCTAAAGCATCTCTTTGTCTTAATGTAACACCTTGATTTAACCACCTTTTACCCTTTTTTGCACCATCACTATCCTCAATCCCTCTTAAAAAGTCATCAGCAGATGCAATCGCTTGTTCCTTTGTACCTACACTTACAACCCTTAAACGCCCTTTATTTCGCTTTACAATGGCGACAGAGATGTCATTTAAATGTGCTACTAATCCAAATCCGTTAAATCCACTTGCCATCATACATCTTTTATTCTCAAACAAATCAAGCCACCTAAATGGAGATCTATCAATCAAGTCAACTTCCGTCATTGTAAAATTATCAAGAACTTCTTTGTCTTGTGTTCCAAATTCATGGCCACAAATAGGACACTCTCTTGATGATAAAGGAATTTCTGATTGACAATCTGGACATACTTTAAGCGGTGTTGCACCAGAGTTGTTCGCTTGTGCTCCATCAAGATCCACACCTTCATCTAAAGATCCATGTGTTAAAACACTCGTGCCAAAGTCCAAAACAATACAATCTTTTTTTATTATTCCAGGATATTCCTCTTGATTAATTGTTCTTAATCCACGACCAATCATTTGTACCATTGTAGATTTGTATGAACATGGTCTAGTCAATACAATACAACTAATAGGTGGTGCATCAAACCCCTCGGTCAACACTGCTACATTAACAACAACTTGAACATCACCATGCTCTAAATCATGTAAAATTTGTTTTCTTTGTTCGCTTGGTGTATCACCAGTAACAATTTCTGTTCTAATATTCTTACGTCTAAACTCATCACATACATCTTGTGCATGAACAATGGTACTACAAAAGATAACTGTTTTTCTGTCACTAGCCTTATCTTGCCATTCTTGAACAATCTTTTCATTGATTGCTCTTTTGTTCATAATCTTTTCAACCTCTGACATATCAAAATCAGTTACAGTCTTACGGACATTCTCTAAATCTTTTTGCACTCCAACATCAACAACATATGTTTTTGGTGGAACTAAAAAGCCTTCTCTAATTAATGTGCTAATCTCAATTTGATGTGAGCAGTTGGTAAAAACTTGTCTTAAACCTTTTCTATCACCACGATTAGGTGTTGCAGTAAATCCAATAATCTCTACAGATTCATTGGCTTGTTTTACTTTATTAATGATACGCATATATGTATCGGCTACTGCATGATGACTTTCATCAACAACAACTAGATCAAAGTGATTAATATTATTTAAATTGTTTTCTCTTGATAAAGTTTGCACCATGCTAAAAATAGTGCTGCCAGTCCAATTCTTTTCTGACCCATCAACAATACTGGTTGTAATGTTTGGGTTTACTCTTGCAAACTTTGTTTTATTTTGTCTTACTAATTCATCTCTATGTTGCAATACTAAAACTTTGTTTCCAACTTTAAATCTTTTGCCAACCAATGCAGACAACATAATAGTTTTACCTGCACCTGTTGGTGCAACAACAATAGTATTCTTATGTTTGTCTAAAGCAGTTGAAGCATCGTCTACTGCTATTTCTTGATATGGTCTTAAAATCATGTTTGTTCCTTATTTGGTTGGGTAGCTTTGCGGCATCGGTGCTACCCAGAACCGACTCTAGCAGACGAGAAAGCAGTCTTGCCGCTAGAACCTAGAAACCTATTGCTTCGCCCAAGGTGGCACAGTGTTAGAAGCACTTTGTTGTGGTGCTTGTTGCTGTGTCTGCATGGGTGCTGCATTAGGTTGAACATTTTGTGGAGTCTGTGGTGTGTTACCAATATACTCCTTACTATTAATTGCTAATGGCACAATCATTTTATTTTTATCTGCATAACCATTTGTGCCTTTTTCCACACCAATTTTTACACAAAACTCTGCACCATCTAATACAGTTAAATCATTCACCTTACGTCTGTTTGAAGCCTCTGGTGATGTGTCGTTTGGATCTAACCCAAAAGCACTATTAATAATGTCTCTAAAGGTTCTAATACCAATTTCTTTACACCAAGGCATACCAGATTCTGGGTTTACCTTACCACCATCAACCATGACATTTTGCCAAAATTTACGTTTATCGTAAGATCCACCAACAATGGTAAATTCACATTCTAACCATTTAGTGCCAGTTTGACCTTGTTTAAATAAAGGTTGTTGTGAATAATCAGAAATAACCTCTGGACCACGCTTCATTGTTAAAATAACACGAGCCACTGTTCCAGCAGGAATTAAATCAAACTCTTTACCAGAGTCATTTGGGACTTCATTAAAATCAATCATTTTTATTCTCCTTATCGCTAGATTTGATTTCATTAGGGTCAACAAAACTTAAATCTTTTTCTGTTTCCCTTCCACTAATTTTTGCCAACAATTTACCAAGATGTGGCTCTTCAACAATATTAAGTTGTCCAGATCTGTCTTTTGCTGGATAACCCCACTGGTTAAGTGTTTGACATACAAAAGCCCTATAAGGACCATGTTCTTCACTTGGCATAACTGCCATAGTAATAACCTCATCAACAATGCCTGGAAGTTCACGACCAGTCTTTGAACCTTCAATTTGTAGCTCATACATTGTTCTGCCATAGTCATCAACTTTCTCATCAAGAATACCAACAAAAATGACATTTTTTGATCTGATATGTTGTAAATGAGTAAGCCAAGACATCATTTCACGACCTTGCATACCATAGACTGCTCTTGTATCAATTTTGCCAGTTCTATCTGACTTATTATCAGCATGACCTAAACAATATTGAAAACACAAACGACCAGCAACAGTAATACTATCTACAAAAATAGAATCATACTTCTGCATCATTGCAATAGAGTCGCCATACATCTGTGAAACTCTTTCATATTCCACATTACTATATGGTTGCTCTGGTGTTAAAGCAGGATTAGGTCCACCAAGAAAACAAGCAAAATCTCTGCATTCTTCCCAAGTTTTAGGTCGAATCACATCAATAGGCCATCTCTCAATAGCGGCATCACCAGCTTCTAAATCCATAAATAGAGTAGTATCTGGATCAAGGGTACGGGCAAGAGTAGTCTTACCCACACCGCTTTGACCACAAACTACAATCTTATGACCTCTTTTTTCTGCCAATCTTTCATCGGCGGAGATAATTTTAAGAGCCATTAGTACCCTCCGTAATATCCACAGAAGTTCCTGTAAGTTCTACAGTTCTGTGTTCTTGTAGTTTGGCTTTGATTGCAGGAGGTGCATTATTATACTTACGCTCATCAATGCCATAAGTAATTCTTGCATAATGTCTTGCATCATCTTCATTCATACTCATCAATGCTTGTGCAAGACCTTCTTGATTCCAAGATACTCTCTGCTTCAAAGTTACTTTAACTTTATAGCCCTGCTCATTAAGTGTCACAGTACCATAATCTTTGCCGTCATCATTTAACTTGTTCCTTGCAGTATTACCAAATCTTACAGCAAGATCTTCATTAAGAACGGCTTGTCTATCCTTTAGCACTTGAATTTGATCTTTAAGTGTTTCACGATACTTAAATAAATCCTGTAAAGGCATATGTAAAAAATCTAAATCCATAATTAATCCTTTCTCATAAATAATATTAGACACTAGATACCTATAAGATAGGCATACATAACCTAAATGTCAACTAATAATGTTATTTTTTTTTAAATGATAAATGAATGTCTATATTATGAATGGCTTTCATCATTTTCTTTTTTAACTTAAACTCTGGTGTTTGAACCCCTTTAGCATCTTCAACGATATGTTTTACTGTGCCATTTTCTTCTGTTAAGTCATATTCAAAATCTGCAATATAATCACATATTTTTTGTTCATTTATCATTAATGGAAACTTTATTTGTCTTTGTAAATTATTTACAACACCAGCTCTTTCCATTGATTTTAGTTGACCCCAACGCTCTGCTTCCCACCTTGAATCAAACTTTAATCCCATAGCTATTGTTTTTTTTGCAAAAAATTTGTTGGGTCTTCGGGTTTTTCTAGCTATAATTGGGTATTTATAATTAGTCATGGGAGGTAGTATAATGGCAGACACATCTAAATTCAAGTCCATAGGTATAGATATTGCAACTTATAATAAGTTAAAAATAATTTGCGATAAAGAGAGAAGAAATATACGTCAACAAATAGGTTTAATGGTAGACAAGGAGTGTGAAAAACAAGGTATAAATAATAATGTTAAGAGTTTTGGATTAGGTACTCTCGACCGCTCTCATCCTTGAAATTAGGCGATTCGCTCTATTTGGAACTTGTTTGTGCCAACGGCTGTCTTCCATCTGAATCGCACATTCAGACCAGTTATTTTCTTCTAAAGCAGCACGAAATTTTCTAAATTTTGATAGTCTTGGTCTGCCCAAATTAAACATCATGTTCGCACATATTTTTTGTGCTTCTTCTGGTAAATCATCAAAGTTATCAAACAATTCTTTGCACTCTGATATTGTGACTTGAATATCTTGATCAAATAGTTCATTCACTCTTTCTTCAGATATTTCTGTACCAACTGGTAGTCCATGTTCTGGATCAGATTCTCGTATGAGGTGGCCGATTCCCGTTGTAGGTAAAGATAAGTGATCTAAATAAATTTCGTACTTAACACCTTCATCTTCTTTTAATTCCTCTCTTAATTCATCTATGTTCATCTAAAAAGTTCTCCGTATTGTTCTTTTTGCACACTTAATGGCGAACCTCTTCTCGCGGCTATGGCTTGATCTGTTGGTGATAGACCAAGTGCGGCACCAGTTCCTGGTT